CAGATTAGTTGCGGCAGAGGTAACAGCAATGACTCCGCCAGTCGCTGAAGAAAGCGTTGTCCGCATGTAGTTGTTGGCAATCGTTACGCCTTCAACAGCGGTACCGCTGACTAAAACAACGTTCGTATTAACAGCAGTGCTAAGAGACTTAAACTTGTTACCAACAATCTGCATGTTGTCAGCGCCAGTTCCCACAGTCAGAAACACATCGCAGTCATGCGTGGTATCTGACCCTAGGTTAACAAAGTTATGGTCAAAGGAACCACCAGCGCCAGTCCAAACAATGGGAGTATCCATTGAGTCTGCGCCGGTGCACTCAATCCTGAGACCAGACATACGGACGTCATTGACGCTTACGGTCCAAACGGCTGTGTTAGTTGTACCGTTGAAGGTGAATGTAGGCATCAGGCTAGAACCGAACGTTGCGACTCCAACAATCTGTGTGCCGGCAACTAGGTTAGCTAGACCGGTAGTGGTTGTGACGCTTTCGGTGTGGCCAGGAAGAACCACAACATAATCGCCCTTACCGGAACGGCAGCGAGCCAAACCGGCAGCAAGTGTGCTTACAAGAAGTCCGCTAGTGCTATACGCATCTGTAACAGCAGACTGTGGACCAACATAAGCGGCAACGACTGAGCCGGGTGGAAGCCAAGTTCCATGGAGCGTTCGTTGCCCTACAGAATCGTTTCCAACTAGAGGAAGAAATTGTTGAACAGGCATGATTAATATCCTTTGACTTTCTTGGACTTCTTTTTCTTTTTCGATGCCATCGGTTTACTCAATACCTGCATCGGATGTTGGAGTGTTGTCTTTGGGGAGGTTCCCCTTGCACAACGATAGCGGGTCTACCTGGTATAGGTAGGCAACAATTGGAGCCAACACGGCAAACACTCCTAGTACAAGGTTTTTGTATTTGGCCATGTGAAATTATGAGTTAGAGAACAACACGCAACGTGGGTCACTGAAACCCGTATCCCAACGTGCTGACAGCGAGTAATTCATTAGTTCCTGATTGTACTCAATCCAGGTCTTTGAGGTGAACTTCTTACGGTCACGCATCTGGAAACCGTTGTCAGCGTCAGTCTGAATGGCCCAATTAGTCGTGCTATTCGTCCAATACTTCAACTGAACTCGCTTGACATCATTATCGTACTTCTTAATGACGTTCACTGCCGAGAAGTTACCCATCTCGGGGTCCATCTGAGAATTCAGAAGAACTGTCCAGATGCCACGCTGTTGCACTGGGTGGAGAACTGCAACAGCTTTGTAACCTTCGATAATGCCGTCATGGTCAACCATCTGGTCCAGTTGGGCAATCGCGTTATTCCAACTGGTTGTTGACGGAGCCATTGGAGTGGCTAAAGTATTGCTAAAAGAACCACCCGCCGCTAGCGGATGCGAACTGGAAGCAAGAGCAACACCATCAGGGCCAGGAAAGCTAGAATTCGTAGCACGAACAAGAATGTTTGTAGCATCAATGTCCTTGGTCTTAAAGCCAGCGCGCTTCAAACGCTTCACAGCCTGAATGACCTTTGGATACTTGCTGTCATCCATCGCCTCTTCGGTTACGATATAACGTGCCGTAAACTTACGAGCCGTATACCGCTTGGTATACCCTTCAGTAAGAGCCAGCGCTGGAATTTCGGTGCCTTCCGGCGTTTCCGCCATCAAACCACCACCAGCGTATTCCTGGTCATCTTCGAAGTTGTCAGACATTGGACGACTCTTCATCCACTTTGGATAATCCAAGTCAGCTTCAATGCCGTCAAGATTATCAGTGATAATCTCCTCAAGAGTCTCCTTGAGGTTAAGGGCTACGGTAGAAGTAAAGATTGTAGACATGTTATATTCTCTTTATGACCTAGATTACACGCCAGCGGTTACGAAGGGAGCCTCACCGGTTTCGTTTACACAAACAATCAGTTTGACGTTTGCGCCAGAGAAGTCCTGATTCAGCGCAGTCTGGCTGATGTTAATGATTCGGAAATCCTTTGTTGCCGAACTGTGCGTGCTGATATCCAGGTAAGGATTAGCCTTTGGACGGTCAGCGTCCGTGGCATCTCGTGAATAACTTAGGTCACAGTTTTCGCCAATTAGAAGGCGGTAAGCTGCCTGAGTCGTCGCAGTAACAGCGTCATCGCAATCAATCTCCCAGAGATTGCGTCCGAAAGGAACAACTAGAACCTTGCTGCGATTCTCTTCTGTAGTCCAAGTCGTGCCACCAGGTAGACGACTAAACTTGCGACCCTTTAGCGGAAGACCAACCTTGACGTTAGGGAAGCCGACAATCACACCCCAAAGAGTTGACGGTGAACCGGCGCCAGCGGCCAACTGGAAAGTACCAGTAGAGGCCAGTTCAACTGGGTCGCCAATGTTTAGGTCAACGTTCTGAGCACTGATAGTCGCCTGGTAGGCAGTAATAACAGTGCCCTCTTGGGGCTTGGGATAGCAGGAACCATCTAGGCTGCCTACCCAGCGAAAACCATAACGATGTGTATTATCGGCCATATTTGATTACCTAAATGTGTTGTCTTCTATATCCTCATTACTAGAGATATCGTATTGCTCTCTAAGCCCTGGGATAATTTCGTTTGATTTCTTGTTAGTCGGGTCTCTCTTGATTCGACTCATCAGATTATCGTAATACTTCTGACCAGTCATCCCATTGGGACCGTACTCAAAAAGTTTCTGAGCATTCTCAAGAGAAGTGCTCATCAGTACTAGTTCACGCATACAAAGAGGCTCGCCAACTTTGGCCGGAGCACCCATATGGATGCGAACTCCGTCTTTTTCTGCTCTCTCGATTTTGTAACCAATGCTTTCGTAATACTGATAGTTCAGAGGATGTTCATCATTCTTAGGAACTAGACAGTATTTCTTTTGCGGGTCTGCATTAATTAGTTTGCCGTCGTGCATTGCCTCGTGAACTGGACGGCTTCGGGGCGTGACCTTGGTCTGATGCAGGTCAGGTGCCTGGATATTCTTAGCGTTTTTGCGCTGCATTTAAGTATGCTCCTTAATTATACGGAAAATTTATTAGCGGTCAATCCAATCGACCATGCTTACGAGCTTCTGCAATTGTTTTTACGGCTCTCTTGCCAGGCTTCTTAGCCCATTCGGCATAAGCTTTCTTTTCATCTCCATTGAAAGCATCGCCATACATCGCCATAGCCATTTGCTTTTCAGCTTTGCCCATACGAGGAGCAGAACTGGTAGCATTTCTTCCGCCACCACCAGCTACACCCATAAGCCTATCCTTATCTGATTGAGTTGGTTTCATATAATTTGCACCTGGCATGCGAAATTGAACACGAGCCTGATTCATTGCTTTATCTAGCAATTGAGGACCGTCTTGCTCACCAGATGCCAAAAGCATCTTGTAAGCGCCCTCTGCATAAGTTACTGCAGAAGGATTACTGTAAACATCAGAGTATTGACTACGGATTTGATGACGCTGCTGTTCCTGCGTAATAGCAGGCAACATCTCTCGTAAAGCCTTACGAGTCGATACCTGAGACTTCTGGTCATGAATTTCACGAGCCTTACGGTCGTATTCATCTACAACAGACTTATCACGTAGACGACCGGCGGCCTTGTCCATTTCCCATTGGACACCCAAAGCCCGCTCACGTTCGTTAATAGCTTCCAATTCCTGAGCATCCGCATCAGGTTGATTAGTCTGCAATTGGTAACCATAAGTTTGACGGCGATTTGCCTCAACTTCGGCACGTAATCGAGCCGTTTCGGCTTCGGCTGCAGCTAGACGGTCATTGCTATTGTCAGACTTTGACTCCTTAATTTCTTCTTCTGCGCCAACGACTGTATCAGTATCGGCGTCGATAAAGACTACTGGGTCATCTTTTTCTTCAGTTTTTACAGACATCACTTCTTCTCCAATACAATTGATTTATTGGCAGTCATCATTGCTTCATGAAGCTTACGGAAACAAACGGTTCTATCGGCAGAGGCCGGGCATAGTTCATAGACAGTCTCCACAAGGTCTTTAAATTCCTCTCGAATCAAGAGAATTTTTTCAATTTGAAGTTGATTTGGAGTGTGGTGGTCAAAAGTATTAAGCAACTCAGTTAATTGTAAATCTTGCATCACATGCTCGCATCGTAGTATTCCGGAGTCTTTTCTCCAGTTAGATTTCCATCCAATTCAAGACGGAAATCATAAATGTTTTTGTCTTTGCCAACGTTAACAATCTTGGCTCGCTTAGAGTTTATCTGAGCAGCTAAATCTTCAGAAGCTGCAATGTCTCCGTCACGAACTTCCATGACAGTCAGCTCGTGACCGTCAATCTCCTCAACTGGCATACAGAAAGGGGCCATCTTCTTAAAGCGAACAATATGACCAAGTTCAATGCCTGTAGAATACAGAGCATCCATCGCCTTCAAACCAGCAGAAATGATGATTCCGCGTGGAGCCACGTTACGCTTGGCTGCAATGATATTATCTGGCATGACAATCATTCCGCCTTTGGCGTAGGTATTGCTTTCTTTGAATGAGATTTGCCAGATGAGGACTTTGTCAAACGCAGGGTACACTTCAAAAGCACCATTAGGAATAAGATATTCCAAGCGTCGACTATCGAGAAGTTCTGAAATATTGTAGTAGCCACTTGGCTTGAGAGATTCCTTTAGCTGGCGTTCGATAGATTCCGCTACGATGAAACGTTTACGCTGCTCCTCTGCTAACGCTTTAATTTCAGCTTGTTCGTCCGTCTGACCCAGAATCTGTTGAATCTTCTTCTCCAACGGATTCGTCTGGCTCCTCATCTGATTCACTTAAATACTCCTTTTTAAACTTACTGACATCGCCTTCATATAGCTCCGTGAAGGCCTTAAGAATGAATTTAGTTGCTTCCAATTGACCATATTTCCGCTTAACGGTTTCAATGGCCATTTTGTCATTAGAGCAAGTAGAATATAATTCTGCTTCCAATACTACAGCCCTTTCGGTCAGAAACTGACCAAAAGCAAGCATGCTGTAGTGTGACATCTCACCCGCCATTATTCCACCCTTTTGCTTTACCCTTAATCAATACAACTAATTTATCATCTTCCAGATTGAACAAATCATGAATATCATTCAATCCTGAAATATTAATTAGCAATTGACCCAGTCTCATATCTGGATTCTTTTGCCATAGAGCGCCAACCATGTCTAAGACGTCATAAATACGATTAGGGTCACGCATTTGGCTTTTGCTCCGGTGGCTGTTGTTGCTGGCTCTGTTGGTTTTGCTGAGCCTGTTGCTGTTGTTGCGCAACCTGCATCTGTTGAAGCATCTGCACTTGTTCGGGTGGAAGATTTTGTGCGTTATCTAACGAGATTGCTGACCCTGGTGTTCCGGGTGGCAAGCCGAAGGTGTTTTGAGGCAACGGAGGAGGCGGACCGAGCAAAGTTTTTGCCATCCGATGCATGCCTCTAGCCTTCAAAGATTCACTGATTGCTTTATACAGGAAAGCCATGTTTCCTTGCAACTGAGGAATTGCATTTGGTAGCTGAGTAATTTCGTCGGCTTCTCCAACCTTATCGGCACGTGATTTAAACTGCAAATCAGAAATCAATTCGATTTCGTATTCATTATCGTAGAATTCACGAGCAGCTTTAATCATCTCAGACCCACGCATTTCTAGGTCCTCATTGAAACGATTAACGTAGAAGATTTCTTCGTCTCCCATAAAAGTACGATTCAACTTACAGTTATTCTTCATAATTTGAATAACGAAGTCTGCGTACTTCTGTGTAGGAACAGAAATCATTGAATTCATCTGCTCGATACGAGCCTGAATGCCTCTAGCAGTTTCTCCCGACTTACCAGGTCCACCACTCATCAATTCTGGAGTTGAACTTGCTTGCTCTCCGAATTGCATGAGTTTGTCGGCTGCTTGAATTAACTGAGGGTTCGCTGCGCCAAAGTCAAGTTCATAGAAAGCGTTCTGCAAGTCACTCGGCATAACGTTCTTAGCTTTATTGAAGACTCCGGGTCCAATTTTGAAAGGGGACCTAAAGTCAACATTGCTCGCCGTGATAAACGTCTTGCCGTTTCCGAGAGTAGCCGCGTCAAGGAATTGTGACCAAACAGTATTTGTAGCAAGATTGAGCTGAGCATCAATACGACCAATACCAATGCCGAGATTTCCAAGCATCGGCTCAAGACAAACCCCGTGACTGAACATGTAAATCGGTTCTTTGCGAGGAGGGATAGGGCCTTGCTCATCTGTCATCCAAGAGGGTTTTTGAGGGGGTGGTGGTGGGGGCGTATTGGCGACTTGACGACCCATATCGGCCGCCTGGTGAGCAGTTGGGTCACCAATGGGAGCCGCTGCGGCGAACTGGAAAGCCTGTTCGGCTTGCATTTGCTGCTGCTGTTGTTGCTGAACATATTGCTGAATTAAGCCCTGATATTCGTTAAACTCCTTCATCTGGTAGTCATAACGATATCGTTCAGCGTAGTCAGCTGTTTCGTGAATAGAGAGTTTAAGAGGAGTCTTAGTCGTAAGGTCAAAGACGAGTTGGCAGTAACGTTCTTTGTCTTGACCAAACAACTTTAGCCAGCCTTCATAGTGAATGATTTCATATTCACCACGAATCTGGCCATAAGGCTCTTCTCCCAAGTGGTCAGCAATCGCCTGGCGAAGTTCTGTCTCTACTGCTCCGTTTCCGTATTCGGGAGCTGTGTGTTTGATGACGTCGTCGATGTGAGACCAGGTCCCGGACATGGCCTTGAGTTTAGTTTTGAAAAAAGGAATTCTCCGAGCGACCCAAGGCACATCAGAGAAATCAGGAGAGACAGAAACATGTGTATAAGGAGTAACGAAGTCATCACAAGTAAGGATTTCATGGCAGTTCCTGCGAGTTATTGGGTCGTAATAGGAATGACAGACAACATCACCAGCCACTGCAAATATAAGGAGTCCTCGGTGCTGCTGCCTCTTGAATCCGACGATACGGTTGCGAATTTGCCAATTCGAATGCTCGGAAACAATGGGTGCAATAAGTTCCGCCTGAGGATTGGTCGGCACGAAATTGAAAACATTAGACCAATCACCGAAAATCTCAGAATAGATTTTGTTTGTATAGCGGATGACATTCTGTAGAGCCAACGGAATGGCAGGATTAGCGCAATTTTCATAGGGCTTACTCTTGGGCGGAAGGTCACAGTATAAAAGTCTCCAAGATTCTGCTACCTTTTTACGGTAAGCATCATTCTTTTCCCAAGATTGAATAAACTCGTCGTAACAATCGGCAACCAGCTTCTTCAGAGCGTCTTTTGCTTCTGGGTCTGATTCGAAAAGAGGAATCAGGTTAGGAAGTTCCTCATCTTCTGGCTTGATTACGAATACCGGTTTAGGCGCATCTTCAGCGTCTGGATTGATTTGAAGCTCTGCCTCAGTGTCAACATATCCAGGGTCCTGAGTTGGTTCCGGTGGAACATCAAGTTCCTCTGGTTCATCAATAAGAGCCAATTAATTAACCTCCCCAGTACCCGAATGAACCGCGTTCACCTTCAAGCTCGTTTTCGTCAGCGTCATCACGATTAGATTCTTCCTTATAATTTGGAGCCGAAAGTCCAGACAACTTAGCATACTGGCAGGCATAAGTATTCCTATCGTACCAGTGGTCTTGTGGACCTTTTAATGGAACTTCCAAATTGTTTGGGTCAGTAGTTAATGCCGGGATTGTCTTGATACTTTTTTCGCAGTTCTCAAAGAAAACAATGCCAGGCAGTTTAGTAAAGTTCTCATGAGATTTTAGCCTATTTGTAAAGACTTCGCAATTGGTTTCGCGTGACTTCTGACTAGCCTTACACCAGTCAACACCAACCTCTACCATCTCTTCATATTTAGTCTTGAAAGATGAACCACGTTCTTCCCATAACTGACCATCCATAGGTCCATAAATCTTTGAGCCTTGATTTGGGTCCCAAAGTTTGTTTTTCTCTTCGAAATACTTTATCATCTC